TGCTTTACACCATCTCATTGCTTGATCCCATTTAGCATGATTAATTGCTACTGTTTCTCTGGTTGCTCTATTAGCATTTTTGCTTTCAATTATACTTTGTTTCTTCGGTTTAATTTCCACTAGCTCTGTTACTAATTTACCCCGTTTGTCTTCGTACTGGACTAAAAAGTCAGGAACGTAATGTGTTTGTTTTCCGGTAAATGGATGTTTGTAAGGGATTCGCATACTTTCACTAGCCCATTTAATTACACTAGAATGATTGTCACAGAACGTCATAAATGCGTGTTCCCAACTAGATCTATACCTAGGTGCTTTTTTCCCTACATACTTAGCAGGGTTCATTATAGTAAAAAGGCCGTTTGCGAATCTGCTAGCCATTAGTTGCTAACATTACGTGCCGCATATAAGTTAGGTTGCTGTAATACGCTAACACCGAGTAATGTTGATTTTGATCTTAGACCGTTAAGATAATATGCAATAGTTTCATCTATTGCTAATGGATCCCCTAGTCCTTCGAATTTTTCTAATAGAGCATCTACAGTTGTATTATAGTTCTGTTGTATCTTAAAAAATGCCGCCGTAAAGTCATCTGCTATACTAGTATCGTCTGAATGTAGTATAAAATATGCTCGGACTCTATCAAAGTCGTTGACATTTATGACTATTTCTGTATTATAGAAAGTGTCAAATATTTTGACTGTAGAATCTAAATTGTCTTTTGTAATGTTTACTGTTGCCATACTAGTATTTAACCTTATTAAGGCCTAGGCCGAAAATCATCGTACTATAGTAGTAGAACCAATTGCTTTGCCGTTACTGGAAATAAGACTAGATGATGTTACTAACGGATCAGGAGTAGATGTAGATGTTAGCTTGCTGGTGGTTGTGTTTTCAAATGGTGGTGTTGCAAAACTAAAGTCACCTGATGCTACTGTGGGTAATCCTTCTCGTAATATAACGCTAAGTATTTCTTCTTTTGCACCTTCTGTACTTATATCTCCTTTGTCAAAGATATTATATACTCTACCAACTTTTTTGGCGGCACCTAATATGTCACCGCTTGATAAATCCTCAAACACACCTACACCTGCATCTAATAATCCGCCTTGGCCGAGTATTGATGAGTTAGAACCTGGTTGACTTAACGAACTTGGTTCTTTATCATAGTGTGCAGGGTTAGCAAATCCTGGTATCGGTGCACCTGTTTGTCCGTTAAGAGCTCCAGCACCGTATTTTACAGTTTCATACTTAATAGTCATAGTGTTAGCCATTGGCTCGCCACCTTGACTATAATCATATTGATCGTGGCGCATTTCTGTAATTTGAGGATTAATTAATGTGTACGACACAAAGTTGTGTTGATTAAAGCCATAGACTGTAATATCTTTAAAAAATGATGGTTTAGTTCCGCTACCTGTATTATCTTCTGCTGAATAACCCCAATCATTTCCTGCTCTGGTTTGACTATAGATGTCTCTAGTATTATAATCGCTTCGTCCTACCGGAGCATTATTAACACCAGCCGCATTACCTTCAACAGTACCATATGGTTGACTTGGATCTTTATAGTAGTAGCTGAAATATTTAAACCATAGATTACGAACAAGATCTGCACCGTCGTCATGGAATTCTACAGTTACAGGTTCGTAATTGATTTTTGAATGGACTAAACGTTTTCTGTTATATTGATTAAATTCGTCTACATCCAATGAGTAGTTTGGTAACGTTATGTTTTTAACTAGTACACTTAGATTACTTTGATCTTGAGCACCGAATGCTGTTCTCAGTCCTGGGAGCTCCGTAACATTTAAGTTAAAATGCACATGGAAAAGAAACTTAAATCGTGGAGCAAGTTCAAAGCCAGCAGATCTAAATGTCTTGCTGGCATGTCTATAATCTTTAAGATAATCGCTACCGAGAAAGCCTTTTAAGACATCCCCAAAGAATCCGGCCATCTAATTTATCCTGTTACTACTGTGCCTAATGTTCTACCTACTGCTGTACCAACACCTTGTCCTAACGGTGATTGTATTGCATTATCAAATCTAATAGTCATTGAGATTGTTACTGGCGCACTTTCACCATATGACAAATCATTATAGTTAACTGCTGTTAAATAACAACCATATAATTCCCAAGTTTCTAAAACATTTGGTGTATTAGTACCGTTACCACCGTCAAGTACTTCGCAACGTGTGATAAACTTATAGTCAATACCGGAACTAGCTGATGATTGTTCCATAAAGTCTAATTGTTTCTGCAATTGTTCACCGACTAATTTAGATACTGAACCACTAGCATCATCACGTAGGTTAACTGATGTAGTTTCCCAAGTGTGTTTACCTGCTAGATACATACGTGAGTTATATAATTCGATAGGCATTTCTTCAAATGATACTGAAGGTCTAGCAAAGTCGATAACTTGTTTAGTTAATTCTGTTCTTGGTGTTGACACACCAAAGTTTTCAAATACCGTTCTGAAACGATACTTTAGTTTAGGCATTAACAGTCCCTGGTTAGACGCACTTTGGTCTGACGCTAACGGTACTGACATCCTAGTTAATGATGAAACGGCCATGTGTATTTCTCCTTATTTCTTTTTGTACAACTATTTATCGATCTGCAATCACAAAAAATGGGACCGAAGTCCCATTAAGTGCGTACTTAATTCTTACTATAAATTACCTGCTTCAATATCACCTGTGTTCTTAATTCTTAGTGGAATGTATATAAATTCTACAGATTTAGTAGGTTCAATTGCTATATCAACGTATAGTTCATTACGATCAATACGTGTTGCTGTGTTGTTTGTGTCGTCACATACAACTAGGTAATCATAAATGCCACGTTTAGCAGTTATATCATTTAATAACTGTTCACATGCGTTTTTAATTTCGTTCCTAGTAACAGTGTCATTAGGTTCAAATATATAAGTTCTACCTAATACTTCTAGTCTTTCACGTATATAAGCAACTAGTCTAGCTACGTTAATTCTGTCAAGTGCTGACGGTGTTGCCGCGATAGTCTTGTTACCATAATTCTGTAAGCCAGCGCCAGGAATAAATGTTAATGGATTAACTTTGTTTGCATAAAGTGTGTCACGTAGTGATTGTCTTACAGAAATCTGTTCATACTCACCTGTTGTTGCATTAACATACCCTATAGATTCTGCATTGTCAATTGTACCACGTAGTCCGCCTGCTGGTGCTAACCATGGATAGCCAATTTCATCTGAACGTACTAGTGTTCTTAACATAACATGCGATGCTGGAACAACAACTTTGTTACCTGCTAAGTCGTTTGTTTTAGCACTTGGATAAAATACTGCCGCATATGGATCTGCTGTTGAAAGACCGTCTTCACTGTCTGTACCAGCTCCGTTTGCATCAGTTGCCCAATCAACTACGTCAGTTGAATTGTCTGTTAATCTAAATGGTGTGTCTCCAACTACAAAACCTGTATTGTTTCTATCATTGTTTAGAGCTACTAGATTATCAATTAGTTCTGGATAACCAGGTGCCGCTAATAAATTAAATTGTTTTTGTTCTTCACGTATTGCTGTGTTAGCATCAATACCTGCTTCTAGTGCCGCAACTATAATTTTACGTACTGCTTTACGTCCCATGTAAGGTGAACCGTCTGCTTTGTTTCCGCTTGCATTAACCCACGCATCTTTCTGTGTAGGTAGTGAACCGTCAAAGTCTGTAGCATTAAAGTAGTCTACTTGGAATGTTTTAACATTATTACCTGAACGTCTTGTGTTCCATAATAGTGTACCTTCTGGATACAATGTTGCTGATGGTACATCTAAGTCAGTGTAATCACTAGTTAATAGTGACAAAATAGTTGGAATAGTATCAGTTACTGGATCTACTGTTCCTGCTGACCCCCAACGTGCATCTGCATATAATATACCATTTAATGTTGTTTGATCAGCTGAGCTAATAGCTACCCATTGATCAACACTACTAACTGCTTGCCATCTATATACTAACGGATAGTTATCTAAGTCTGCTGTTGAAATCCATAAGTCACCATATACTAGTGCTGACTCATCACTTTGTGTTGTAGGAGCAGTTGTCGCTACAATTGGACCAGCTGGTGAACATTGTGATAAATCATATCCTCTAGCATCGTTATTTACACCTTGATATCCTTTCCATACACCGTTGTCCTGGATCATAACATCAACTTGATCAGTTGCTGAATGATACCAGTATGTACCTTCTGCTGGATCCTGTGTAGGAGCAGTTGTTAAAGCTGTATATGTTAGTGGAACATAGTTAGAAAGAACAACATCACTGCTGTTACCTGCTCTGACATTATCTAGTGATGATGCAATACCTACATCTGCTACTGGAGTTCCTGATGTGTCTTTAAGAATAATAACACCACCTAGTGAATGTTTAATTCTAACAGCACCATCAACAAGAGAAGCTAGGGTGTTTGCTACATTTGCCGCATTAAATGCCGCTACAAAGTCAGCGGCTGTTGTACCACCTAGTGTTGCTGTAACTGCTGAAGTTAATGTAGTTAAGTTCTTAGCACTTGCCTGAATTGTAAATGTTTCTGAAGTTACAACTGTAGGAGAAGTATTAGCTGATGTTACTGTTGTTGCGCCTGTTGCATATCTTCTAAATATTTTATATGTTGCATTATCTAATTCTGTTGAATCGTATTGAACATACAGTGTATTAGACGCAACATTTGATCCTCCACCTGTTGGATCAATATTTTTAAGTGCAGTCTGATCATTTTCATATATCGGTGCACTTATAGTTGTCCATAACTCTGTAGTTGAACTATAATTTTTAACTGTTATATCAGCACCATTGTTTACTGCTGTTGTTTTAATCCAGACAGACCCTGTAGGTCTAGAAGCAGTATCAGTTGATGCCCAACGTGGGTTTGAATAATGTTGTGATTGTTGTAATCTTGGATAGTAATAATTGCCTGCTGTTAAACCAGCATCTGTTAGAATGGTTCCTGAACCATTAACTAAATTTACAGCACCTTCTAATGAAGAGCCATCTACTGACACAGCACTATCTGCATAAATTTCAATTTTGTTACTTACTACTGCGGCTGTTACACCTGCAATAGATGCACTATTAATTGCATTTGCTAAATCTGTAACTGTTGTTCCGCCTATAGTAACTGTTGATTCACCAAGAACAATAGTATGTCCAATTGTTAATGCTGGACTTGTTACTGCCCCTTGAATAGTTGGATTACTGTTGTGCCAATCATCTGACCCAACTAATACCCAAGCATTTGATCTATTTTTGTAATACAGTGGATTAGCGGCGTTAGTTGCTACAATTGCATAGCCTCCAATTGCGCCAATTGATGTAGATGGAATTCCATCTGTTAAATCAGTTGTTGCTGTAATAACTGTTGGAACTTTATTAGTAAATGTTCCAGTTGTTGCAGACCATTCATGTATTCCCCATGTTGCTTCTGCTGTATCTAACCAATACGAATTATTATTGCTAGCACCTAATGGTCTAGACAATGTAGCTGTTAGTTGTGCTGTGTCAACGTTAACACGTTGCACATATGCTCTATTACTAATTCCTAAAACTGAGTAAGCCGCTAATAAACCATATTCATTTAGTTCGTAAGCGTTAATTGGTGTACCAGCTGATGTATTATAAAAAGTCGGGTTACCATATGTTGATACTAGTTCTCTTTGGCTAGTAATTAAATTAATTTTATTAGCGTTTGCTAATGTCGACCCTGTTGCTGTCGTTGTTGCTGTTCCACTTGTTTTATCTTGTGCTGTTGCAATTAAGATATACGGAACTGAATTTGTTGGTGCAGGTAGATATTGACTTTGATCAACTATACTAACCTCTACTCCGGGGGAAACTAATGCCATTTTATTATCCTCTTTATTAATAGTAACTTAACGTCACTCTTTCTTGCGTTACGAATATTTATTACAATATTGATTATTCAGTGGTTTACAGACGCCTTTATAAAGGTCTAATATCTATAAATACATATATGAACAGACCCATTTGCAGTGCATGTAGCTATACCCCATGTGCAATCAACTATAAACGCCTAGGAAAGACCTATTTTCGTAGTCGTTGCTTGGCTTGTATCAACAGGGAGCGAAAGAAAAAAGTTCCTACTCCTCGCTGGTTACTAAGTGGATACACCAAGAAGAGAATATGTGATGTTTGTGGATATCAGAGTAAACATGGCAGTCAAATTAGAGTACATCATATGGATGCTAATCTAAATAATGCTGAGTTGTTAAACTTACGATCTGTTTGTTTAAATTGCAGTGCTCTTATACAAACACAGGGTGGCGGATGGAAGTTAGGAGATTTAACTCCAGATTAAAGAGCTGGAATCAATAATTCAACTTGAGCATACAAT